CAGCAGGTCGTTGGGCGACAAACCACGGAGGAGAGTATTTCGCAATCGGCGTCGGCGGCGCGGTGACAGGGAAAGGTGCAGATCTTCTTATCATTGATGACCCGCACTCAGAACAAGAAGCGCAAATGGGGGACGCCGCCGTCTTCGACAAAGTGTACGAGTGGTATACGTCGGGGCCTAGACAGCGCCTCCAGCCCGGAGGTCGAATCATCCAAGTCGCTACGCGGTGGTCACAAAGGGATCTGACCGGCCAGCTCTTGAAGAACTCGATCGAACGAGAAGGTACTGACGAGTGGAGAGTTATCGAGTTCCCTGCGATACTTCCTTCTGGAAATCCGCTATGGCCTGAGTTCTGGTCGATTGATGAACTGACAAAGGTTAAGTCTGAGCTTCCCGCTTCAAAGTGGTCGGCCCAGTACCAGCAAGACCCTACAGCTGACGAAGCTGCAATTATAAAAAGAGAGTGGTGGAGAGAGTGGCCGCACAGCGAGCCACCTGCTTGCGACTTTATTATACAGTCTTGGGATACTGCGTTTCTCAAAACGGAAAGGGCCGACTACTCCGCATGTACGACGTGGGGAGTTTTCTACAGCGAAGACAACCCAGACGGAAGACCAAGGCCAAACCTCATACTCCTGAATGCGTTTCAAGATCGACTTGAGTTTCCTGAGCTAAAAAGAAAAGCATTTGATGAATATCAGATATGGCAACCAGACGCCTGCATAGTAGAAGCAAAGGCAGCAGGGTCTCCTTTGATATTCGAACTTAGGCAAATGGGTGTCCCAGTCAGTGAATACACCCCTTCGAGGGGCAGAGACAAAATCGCTCGGGTCAATGCTGTAGCGGACTTATTTGCATCTGGAGCCGTGTGGGCTCCGAATAAAAGATTTGCAGAAGAAGTGATAGAACAGTTTGCCGGTTTCCCCGGAGCTTCTTCTCATGACGACTTAGTAGACTCTTCAACTCAAGCTCTTCTTAGATTTAGACAGGGTGGGTTCGTTCCTATTCACAGCGACGAAGAACTTACTTACGAACCCAAAAGAGCTTACTCTCCTTATTAGGAATAATAAATGGCAATAGAGCCTGCATACTTAGATCAGAATATGCTTATGGATTCCGATATGGAGGAAGAAGAGCTTTCTATTTCTATTGAGAATCCTGATTCGGTTTCAATAGAAACCGAAGACGGTGGTATGCTGATCGACTTCGACCCTGTAGGCGAGGAAGTTGGAAATGTTTCTTTTGATTCAAATCTCGCTGAGTTCTTAGAAGAAAGTGATCTCAAAGAGATTGCATCTGAGTTAATTTACTTAGCTAGAGCAGATAGGGATTCTAGGAAAGACTGGGAAGAGACTTACATAAAAGGTCTCAAGCAGTTAGGCATGAAGATTGAGGATAGGTCTACCCCTTGGCCGGGCGCGTGCGGAGTTCAGCATCCAGTCCTAGCTGAAGCGGTTGTCAGATTTCAAGCCCAGACAATTACTGAGATATTTCCCAACGATGGGCCAGTCAAGGTCAAGATGGTTGGGAAGATGACTGAAGAGAAAGAGAAACAGGCTTACAGAGTCAAGGAGTATATGAACTACTTGATTACTGAGGAGATGTCAGAATACAGATCCGAAACTGAGAAGATGCTTTTCAATCTTGCGCTTGCAGGTTCGGCATTTAGAAAAGTTTACTTCGACCCTTCAATGAACAGACCTTGCTCGATGTTCATCCCGGCAGAAGATCTTCTCGTAGCCTACGGTTCCCCTTCTTTAGATATGGCAGAGCGTGTTACGCATGTCATGAAAAAGACCCCCAATGAGATTAGAAAGCTGCAAGTTTCTGGATTTTACAGAGATGTAGAACTTTCTAAGGGCGGCGCAACCAACACCGATATTCAGGAAGAGTACGACGATTTAACTGGCGACTCCCCCACGTTCTCTAGCGATGAGAGGCATTCGGTCTATGAGATGCACATAGACTGGGATCTCAAGGGATTTGAAGACATGAAGGACGGGGAGCCTACCGGCGTCGCGCTTCCTTATGTCATTACCGTTGATGCAAGCAATTCTGAGATTCTGTCTATCAGAAGAAACTGGATTGAGTCTGACCCCAACAGAAAAAAAAGAAACCACTTTGTCCATTACGAATACCTCCCCGGTATGGGCTTCTACGGGTTTGGCCTCATCCATCTAATTGGCGGAATAGCAAAGTCGGCTACTTCTCTTCTTAGACAGCTTGTTGATTCTGGAACTTTAGCAAACCTGCCCGGAGGACTTAAAGCTAGAGGCCTTAGGATTAAAGGAGACGACTCTCCGATTATGCCGGGAGAGTTTAGAGATGTTGATGTTCCGGGTGGTTCAATTAGAGACAACATCACGTTCCTTCCGTACAAAGAGCCTTCGAATGTTCTTCATCAACTTCTTCAGAATATTGTAGAAGAAGGAAGAAGGTTTGCTTCTATCACCGACATGAAAATTTCTGATATGAACCAGCAAGCTCCCGTCGGGACAACGCTGGCGATTATTGAAAGATCAATGAAGGTGATGAATGCGATACAGGCAAGAATTCATTACTCGATGAAAAGAGAGTTCAAGATACTTGCAAATATCGTAAGGGATTACATGCCCGAGGACTACGAGTGGGAAGTCGATGGGACTGACGTGATGAAGTCCGAAGACTTTGATTCGAGAATAGACGTTATTCCGGTTAGCGATCCAAATTCTTCCACGATGGCTCAAAGAATCATGCAGTACCAAGCAGCTTTACAATTAGCTTCAACTGCGCCCCAGCTTTACAATTTGTCTGAATTACACCGCCAAATGCTTGACGTTTTAGGCATTCAAGGCGCAGAAGACATTGTTCCGACTAGCGATGATGTTAAAGCGATTGATCCTGTCTCCGAAAACATGAATATCCTCAAGACAGATCCGGTCAGAGCGTTTGTCTGGCAAGACCATGATGCTCATATACAAGTTCACCTTGACGCCGCAAAAGACCCCAAGATGCTTGAGATTGTTAAGAACTCCCCGAGGTCGGGCCAGATTGAAGCGTCGCTTGCTGCCCATGTGATTGAACACCTTGGATTTAAATACCGAAGAGAGATTGAAAAAGAACTTGGGGTTGAGCTTCCGCCCTACGGAGAACAGTTGCCGAGGGATGTTGAAGTTAGAATTTCTTCGCTCGTTGCTGAAGCTGGTAGCCGCTTGCTGGGTCGTGATGTGGCAGAAATGCAGTTAAGAGAGCAGATGAAGAAGATGGAAGATCCGATCGTTCAGCAACAGAATAGAAAGCTCGACATAGAAGAAACGAGAGTTCAGTCCAAGATGCAGACGGACGCGGCCAGAATCGCTGCTGATCTTAAGAAGGCTGCGCTTAGAGCAGACATCGAAAGAGAAAAGATTGAGTCTTCTGAGTTTATGAAGGGAGTTGAGATAGGGGCTGATGTGACCATTGAGGGTCGCAAGTTAGATGCTGAAAAGGAACAAAGTGAAACAGAAAGTTTCTTAGATGCGGTTCGAATAGGAAATGAGTTAGCAAAGGGCAACAAGGAGGACTGATGCCTGCGTCGGTCAGCGAAGTCTACACAGCTAGGCTTAGGGAATACTTAAACAACAAAGCAGATGACTTAGCAACTGGTTGCGCTAATGATTATTCTGATTACAGATATCGCGTTGGATTTATAGAGGGGATAGCTACAGCTGAAGCTGAGTTCCTTGAGATAATAAAGCGCGCAGCAGAGATAGAAGAATAACGTCCGATTGGACGCGAGGGTTTCTTCCTCCCCCTTAAGTGAGGTTGCAATCGGCAATAGCCGCAAGGAAAACAATGCCCGAAAAGGAATCGTCAGAGGATTTACAGGACTATCACGAGATACTGCAACAGGCCGGAAAACATTTACCAAAGCCAACTGGCTGGAAAATATTGGTTGCTGTGCCCAAAGTAGATCGAGTGACAGAAGGTGGTATCTACAAACCCGATGAGGTAATGCGAATCGAGGAGGTGGGTACAATCATAGGTTTGGTTCTTCAGCTTGGAGATCTTGCGTATAAAGATCCTAAGAAGTTCCCTTCTGGGAATTGGTGTCATCGTGGTGATTATATCATGATGCGCTCTTATTCTGGAACAAGATTTAAGGTTGGAGACCAAGAGTTCAGACTAATCAACGACGATACCGTGGAGGCGGTTGTTGAAGATCCCAGAGGGGTTGTTAAAGCGTTATGAGTTCAAGTCAAATAACTTCTTCGCCTATGAGCGATGCAAAACCGCAAGACGATTCTTTTGAGGAAGAAATAGAGGTCGATGTCGTTGATGACACGCCCGAAGAGGATAGAGGGAGATCTGCTCCCGATCTTAGATCTTCCGATGAACACGATGAAGAGCTTGGTAACTTTAGTCAAAATGTCCAGAAGAGGATAAAGAAACTTAAGTACGATTTTCATGAGGAACGCAGGGCAAAAGAAGCATCGACCCGAATGAGGGACGAGGCGGTTGCTTACGCGCAAAAAATCCAAAGTGAAAATCAAAGGCTCAGAGATCTCGTTGATCGAGGAGAAAAAGTTCTTGTCGATGAAGTAAAGACAAGAACTGAGCGCGACCTTGAGTCTGCAAGAATGCAGCTCAAGCGGGCTCATGAAGATGGTGATCCTGATTCTATTGTGTCGGCGCAAGAGCTTTTATCTAAAGCTGCTTACGAAGCGCAAAAGATTCAAGAGTACACACCGAAACCTCAGCAACCTCAGCAGCCCCAGCAAAGGTCGTTTACTCAACCTGACCAAAAGGCTGCTGATTGGGCAAAGAAAAACCCTTGGTTTAGGACCGATAAAGAAATGACTGCCGTCGCTTTAGCAGTTCATGAGGATCTTGTAACCAACGGTGTTGATACAAAGTCTGATGAATATTATCAGGCAATAGATAACAGAATCAGGGAAAGGTTCCCTGATAAGTTCGGCGATGAAGACTATGAAGAAGATAGTCCGGTTCTTCGTTCCGATGAGAATCGCCGAAAGCCTTCGACGGTGGTAGCACCTGCAAAGCGAACTACTGGTGCAAGACCGCGCAAAGTTCATTTAACGAAGACCCAAGTTGCTCTCGCAAGGCGACTGGGTATTACTCCTGAAGATTATGCCAAGCAACTCTTAAAGTTGGAGAATCAAAATGGCTAGAAGCGATATCGCTGACGAGGAACAGGACTCGCGCGCTAAGAGAGAACATGACACCAGAGAGGTGTCTTCTCGCCCGGCACATTGGAGACCGCCTTCAGTCTTACCTACACCTGACCCTCAGGACGGATATGTCTTTAGATGGATTCGTACTGCAATGAGAAATGAAAGCGACAACACGAATGTTTCTCGCCGGTTCAGAGAAGGATGGGAGCCCGTTAGGCTTGAGGATCATCCTGAGCTTAAATTGCTTCCTGATATCGACACTAGGTTTGACGGAGCTGCCGTTGTCGGTGGATTGATGCTTTGCAAGTGTGACGCTCGTACAGTTAAAGAGCGGAATGATTACATGCGAGAACAATCTAGAACTCAAATGGATGCTGTTGATAATAACTTTTTAAGAGAGAATGACGCGAGAATGCCTCTGCTCCCTCCGGATCGGAAGACTCGCGTCAAGTTTGGCGACGGCTCTTAGGAGATGTTCTCCTACAAGTCGCCGCTTGATTTTTAGGAGAAACTAAAATGGCTTATGGATTGCGTCCCTATAAGGGAACGGCATTCGGTCAGTCTTACAATACTGGCGGGTTTAGCGAGTATCGTATTGACGTTTCCGCAGTTACTTACGATTGTTTTGTTGGAGACTTTATGACTCTGACGTCCACGGGAGAAGTGACTCGGACGAATGGAAGTACTGGCGCTACGCCCGTAGCAGGAACTCCGACGATAGGTGTTGCTGTTGGGTTTAGATATGTTAACCCCGATGGCGAGACTAAGTTTACGCAAAGGTATGTTGGTAATGCCAGCAATACCGATGCCTATGCTTACATCGTTGATGATCCCGAGGCGGCATTTCTGGTTCAGGCCACTGCTGCTGTCACGTTTGCCGATATAGGCGCTCGCGCTCCCGTCAGCAACTTTGCTGTCGCAGACGGCAGCACGGCATTGGGACTTTCCGGGATTACTCTCAATGCTGGCGCGATTGCCACGACTGGGACTCTTGCGCTTCAGATTATTGGCGTTCCCGAAGATGGCTCCAACGAAAACTCTACCACCCCCGATGTGATAGTTAGACTGACGCCGGGTGTGCATCAGTCGAATATCGCTACTGGCGTTTAGTAAGGAGTAACTAATCATGGCTATTTCTAGAGCGCAAATGATGAAGGAACTCCTGCCGGGGCTGAATGCTCTTTTCGGTATGGAGTATGGCTCGTATGAAAACGAGCATGAGGATATTTACGAGATGGAAACCTCGGACAGAGCGTTCGAGGAGGAAGTCCAGCTTTCCGGCTTTGGTGCGGCTCCGGTAAAGTCTGAGGGTGCTGCTATCGCTTATGATACGGCGCAGGAAGCCTTTACGGCTCGCTACAATCACGAGACGGTTGCTCTTGGCTTCTCCATTACGGAGGAGGCGATCGAGGACAATCTTTATGATTCTCTCTCGGCTCGTTACACCAAGGCGCTTGCTCGCGCTGCGGCGAACACCAAGCAGGTCAAGGCTGCCTATCCGCTGAACAACGGGTTCACGGGTGGAGCGTTTACCAGTGGCGACGGGGTTACGCTTTTCAATGCGTCTCATCCTAGAGTCGATGGTGGCGTCAATGCCAATCAGCCTTCGGTTGCGTCTGACCTCAACGAGACTTCGTTGGAGCAGGCAATTATCGACATTGCTGCATTCACGGACCAGAGAGGTCTTAAGATTGCGGCTCGTGCGCGCAGACTGATTATCCCCCCGGATCTTCAGTTTGTTGCGTCTCGCTTCCTTGATTCGGATCGTCGCGCCGGGACGGCAGATAATGACATCAATGCTCTCCGGAATAACGGAGTTATCCCTGAGGGGCATCGCATTAACCATTACCTGACTGACCCCGATGCTTGGTTCATTATCACGGATGTCCCGAATGGTATGAAGGGTTTCACGCGAACCCCGATGCAGACCTCGATGGACGGTGATTTCGACACCGGGAATGTCCGATACAAGTGCCGCGAGCGGTACAGCTTCGGCGTTTCGGACCCGCTCGGAATCTACGGTTCTCAGGGTGCGTAAATAGGTATCTGTGGGAAGTTCCCACAGGGGGGAGTGGAGGTTAATCGGGCAGATTCCTCCTCTCCCCCGACCTGTTTTATTCATCGTGAATGACGCCCATATCCGAAAGAGAGATCGGCTCTATCGAAGAGAAGGTTAAAAGCCTTGAGCATAGAGCTAAAAGCGATCGAACTTCCATCAATTCAATGATAGATGAAATTGATTCGGTAAGGCTAGAGCTTCATCAGTTTAAAAATAAAGTTTACGGAGTTGGCTCTGCTCTTATATTTTTTCTCAGTATCCTTACTTGGATGATTGACTATTTTGTGAGGAAGTAAGATGCCTGCAAAGAGTAAAAAATCAAAGAGCAAGGTTAACGAAGCTGGTAATTACACAAAGCCTGCAATGCGTAAGTCCTTGTTTAATAAGATTAAAGCAGGAAGCAAAGGTGGAAAGCCCGGTCAATGGAGCGCAAGGAAAGCGCAGATGTTGGCTAAAGAGTATAAGGCCAAGGGCGGAGGCTACAAAGATTAATGGCTATCAAAAAGCCTCAAAAGTCTCTGAACAAATGGACGAAGGAAAAGTGGGGAACCAAGTCAGGTAAGCCCAGCACTCAGGGGCCTAATGCTACCGGAGAAAGATACTTACCTGAAAAAGCAAGGAAAGCTCTTTCGTCTAGCGAATATGCCGCGACTTCTAGAAAGAAACGAGAAGATACTAAGAAAGGAAAACAGTTTTCCAAGCAGCCCAAAGCAATAGCAAAGAAAACTGCGAAGCACAGAAAGAAGGTTTAGCATGGCTATTAAACGCGGAAGTGAAACATTCTCTGGATATAACAAACCTAAAAGAACTCCCAATCATCCGAAGAAGAGTCATGCTGTTCTCGCTAAAGAAGGAAGTAAAATTAAATTAATCCGATTTGGGGAGAAGGGTGCTGAAACTGCTGGCAAGCCCAAGGCTGGCGAGTCAGACAGAATGAAGGCAAAGCGAAAATCTTTTAAAGCCCGACACGGCAAAAATATTGCTAAGGGCAAAATGTCCGCTGCGTATTGGGCGGACAAGGTGAAATGGTAATGAATAGCAAGATGAAGATGAATATGAAGAAGATGGCTGGCAAGAAGGCTGGTTATAGCAAGGGCATGGACATGATGGAAGATATGAACATGAGGAAGGGCGCAGCCAAGAAGGCAGCTAAGAAGAAAGCAGCTAAGAAATCTGCAAAGCGCAAGTAACGCTTTGTAAACCAATCCTGTCAGACTTAAAAGACAGCACGCGGACTGACAGATTAATTGCGTGCAATGAGGTGAACAATTATGGGTACGACGACTTTTACTGGACCGATTAAGGCTGGAACGATTCGAGACACGACTGGCACTACTGTTGGTAGTAATGTTGCCAATGTTGGATCTGTTGTTATGGCGCAGAGCGCGGTAATCAACGAGGCGGCTTCCGGCACGGCTACTGATATCGTCATTCCGGCAGGGAGTCAGGTCATCAACTGCACCATATTCCCAACGACTGTATTTGCTGGGAATATAACTCTAGGGACTTCTTCGACCGGACAGGGTTTTGCCAGCGCGACTGCGCCTGCTGATAATTCCAGAACCGTTTTTGCTCCTGTCGATAACGCTCTCTGGAAGGATGTTGGAACTTCTGATGTGAGAATTTATCACGATGGCGCTAGTGCTGGTGGCGGCGTCGGTGTCCTTACTGTCGAGTACATTCAGAACAACAACCTGAGCTAACCATTGTCAGACCCCAAATGGTATAAGAATTTAAGTCCCATAGGAAGGGAAGCCGTAGATCAGACTTTGCATTTGATCTGCGGCTTTTCTTTATCTGCACTCAGCGGTGCTTACTCGTCTGCTGCCGTACTTTACATGAGAGAGTTTTGGCTTCAATGGCCTGTCGAAAGAGTTGCAGACACCAGAAAAGATATGGCTTTTTGGTTGGCTGGAATGGGACTTTTTGAAATTTGGAGATACTTTAAATGATTAAAAACTTTTTAATTTCACTGCTTACGATACTGGCATTTGCGATGCCATCGTATGCAGCGGCTCCATCTGTTAAGAAGCAAGCGAAGGATGGTGACAGCTCCGTTGACTTCGGCATGATGACAGTCGATTTTGTTACTTCAAACACAGCAGGTGTGTACAGCCTTGGTTTTTCTTACCCGCTATTTTCGCTTGACTGGTCTAATGGAGCTGGGGGCTTTGCTGCTGAGCTTCATGTCTGTGACACGCCGAACGGCGGCGGCGGCGGAGACTTGAGTGCCAGTGGCGAATGCACGCTTGTTACTGCGCTAGCGACTACGGATCTAACTGTAGAATCTTTTAAGTCTAAGAAGCGTTATATAGTTATTGAGATTACAACGGCGGGAACTGGAAAGCTCACTATCAAGGGAAGCTGGGATCAGATTAGTGATGCTGGCGATACTCTTCAGGGAGTCGCTCCAGACTCAAGTTCAGAGAACGTAACTGGACTTACTAATATTCTTCCAAACTCAAATCCAGACCTTCTTATAAACACAACGATTGTATCTCCGAAGTGGGTTGTCGGAACTAAAAATGAAGGCCGTTACAATATAGACGGAATAAAGGCGTACTGTACCGGCGCTGGATTAGGAGTTGATACGAACAAGCCGTGGTTTACATGCCCGAGCGCGGGAACTCTTAAGACGAAAACAGGTTCTTTGTTTATTGACCATACAAATTTAACTCCGTCTGAAGCTCATCCACTTGTTGTTAACTTATTTACCGGCGGGGACACAGATCCCAACGCGGCTTCAATTTCTGTTTACGCATCGGGCGGAAGCCAAACTGGAGGAGACGAAGGTATAAACGGCATAAGGTTGACCACGATCCCTAACTGGGGCGCTGCTTACGGAACAGCAACGGTTCCCGTTACAACCGGAAGCTATGTTGATGTTTCCCTTGGTGGTATTTCAAATGATGAATCTAAATTTGTTGGAGTAGGAAAGCTGCTCGTGCTTTCTGGGTCTAGCCGTGTGGAAACTGCTTATGATGGAACTACCACAACTAGACCACCCGGAACAAGGCTAGATAATAATTTTGCTTCTGGTGGTTACGGAGGGCATACATCCAATTTATATAACTGGAGCATTGATTCGGGTACTGGGCCGCTCCCTGCCAAAATAACTGCTGATAACTGGTGTGTATCAGACTCAGCAAACGATTATTACATACCGGGAACAGCAACATTCGGAAAGTTTTGGCTTCAAATAAAAGCCATTGAGCCGGTAAGTAGAGAGACCTTTGCGACTCATTGGTATGGTCAGTCGGCAGATTATAGGTATCCGGCTGGAATACGCTGGTCCGGCGACTACACGTTCGCACCCTGCTACACGGTAACGAAAATAACCGAGCAAGCTGGCGCAACTCAATACGAAACTACTGGTATTAATATATATAAAACGGATGCGGATGCAGCCACAGCAGAAACTGATGTCGCTATAGAAATTACTCCGTATGGCGAGTGGACCGCCACAGGCATTAAAACAATACAGTCAGCGCGAATTCCTGTGAATACAGATGGGTTTGTAGCCACGAGTTCGCTTGTTCAAGATACTACCAACACTAGCGTAGGCGGATATTTTCAACTTAGAGATGCATTCAAAGCGGAGTATAGCGGAGGTTGCCTTAGTGCTGTTGACGCATCTTCTTGCCTTGTCGATAAGAAGTATGCAGGATGGGAGACAGGACTTAAAATACCCGCAGGTGGGGCTGGTATCGGGATGGATTACGCATACTTCAATCATCATATTGGTTCAGGCGCTTCGATGTTTCAGTTGAGGCCACCGGCAACTTTCGGCAACTGGTCAGGTTTTTATGATGCGGTTGTTATGAAAGTTTATGGTTATGGAGGCTTTAATCTTCGCTTGCATGGAACGCGAGGTTGGGGCGTTGGAAGCGCGACAGGAAAGTTTTTTCCGTTAATCTCTGCCGCAACGGTAGATGACAATAATGCTTCGACTACGGATGGTGCCATTCTGGAATGGGACGCGACGAATGATGTGTATAAAGAAAAGGCTTTAGTAACTGCTGATCCATGCTCAGGTAAAGACGAAGGATATTTTTTCTATAACGACACAAGTGATTACTACTGCTTTTGCGACGGAACCGGCGCCGACGTTCAAATGCACAGCCCGGCTACAGCCTGTTTCTAAATGTCACCTATAAACTCAGCAATAAACGTAACAACTTTCTGGGCTTCCATCGGCATTGTAGCTTCTGCCGTTGGGGGCCTTTTTACTATGCAACTTTCACACACTTCCGCTAATGGGCATAGTTCCCTTGCTGAGCAGTCTGAAGTTTCTGATGTGAAGATCAAGATAGAGAGAATAGAAACTGAAGTAAAGCACAACAAAGAGATACTGAATGATCTCAAGGTCGATATAAGACACATTAAAAAAGAACAGGACGATTTCAACAAGGAAGTTTTGGAGGTTATCCGTGGCAACTAGCGGCAGCGTTTCATTTCTTCCTGATGTTGGAGAAATTGCAGAAGAAGCATTCGAGAGAGCGGGATTGATAATTACTTCTGGATATGACCTTCGGACAGCCAGAAGAAGTTTAGATCTCCTACTTATGGAGTGGGCTAACCGAGGTATTAACCTGTGGTGTGTTAGCGAATACACTCAAGATTTGGTTGCTGGTCAGGGGCAGTACACCGCAGTCAACTCTTCTCCGAATGTTGCCGTTTCGATACTCGAAGCAGTTCTCAGATCCGATGCTGGCGATGCTGACAAGCAGGTCGATTATGATCTAAGCAGAATATCGAGAAGTACTTTCCAAAGCGTTCCGTCGAAGCTCGCTCAAGGAAGACCAACTCAGATTTACGTTGACAGGCAGCAAGGACAGATCAATTTGAATCTCTGGCCTGTACCCAACGATGCTACCCAGAAACTTGTCTACACATATATAAGAAGAATGGAAGACACCGGACCCGGAGGCGCTTATGAAGCAGACGTGCCCGCTAGGTTCTGGCCCGCTCTCGTAGCCGGTCTGGCTTATAACATTGCGCTGAAAAAGCCTCAGGTTGCAGACAGAATCCAAATGCTGAAACAAATCTACGATGAGCAGTTTCAGTATGCAGTTGAAGAGGACAGGGAGAAATCGCCGCTGAGGTTGTTCCCCGGAGGGTACGACTGAGTGGCCTCCTACGCTAAAGGCAAGAAGGCTTTTGGCTTCTGCGACAGATGTGGTTTTAGATACGATCTAAAAGATCTCAAGCCTGAAACCGTTAATCTTGTCAGCACTAATCTTCTAGTTTGCGAGGAATGTTGGGATCCAGATCATCCCCAGAATATGCTTGGAAGAATCAGATACGACGATCCCCAAGCACTCCGCAATCCCAGACCCCTCGGTGGAATTAGCGGGAGAGATCTTCCGGCTGCTTACAGATCCACTTTTGAATCTGCCGTTATCGACACTACTCCATACAACAGAGTTAATGGATGGTTTGCGAGCAACGGTATCCTGACTTGGAATGAATCTAATTCATCTATGAATCTAGTTTCAGATCTAGATTCTTCAAATGCCGGTGATCCATACATATGGCAAGGGCTGGGTCTTCATTTAGGGTTCCCTGAGGATTACATCAATATAGATAGCTCTGTGTACAAGTATGTTGTGACTGAGTTTACAGTTAACAGATTCCCGTTGTTCGAGCAGGACGATAGGTACTTTCAAGACTTTCAAGGCACTTTGTATTGGTATCCGGCTCCGTATTCAAATCCACCCTCAGGACAGCAGGATGCTTCCTTCCGTCCAGTGTTTACTAACGCTCAGGCTTCGGATGGATTTGAGCAGGCCAACAAAGATATGGCAAGCAGGTTCAAGATTGTCTTTGACATGAGTCAAAATCCTGACTGGACCGGCACAATACCTATCATAAGGATTGATTACTTTGATCCTAGAAACGAAGCAGGACCGAACCCAGACTATGACGCTGGTGATATCGACATCCACTACATAGAAGTTGTGGCTTTTCACAACATAGATTTATAGGAGTTTGAAATGCCTAAAGTTGGAATGAAGAATTTTTCGTATGACGAGACCGGGTACCAGAAGGCTATGCAGGAAGCGCAGCGTACCGGATTACCTGTCGAGTTCGAGGATAAGAACTACGCACAGTATTCGTGTGGCGGTTCTGTTCATGGCAAAGGCTACAGAAAAGCTAGGATGCCCAAGAAGGGGAAGTAAAAATTGATTGCCTACACACTAGATAGTCTTCGCGCTGCAATAGACGAGTGGTTAGAAAACGACTTCTGGGGGGATACCGACCAGAAGGATAACATCATCTCTATGTCTGAGGAGAAGATCTATAAGACTGTAGGCATTGCTGGATTCAACACGACGACTAAAGCCTTAACATTTAATGCTGGAGTTGGAATACCCACAATTCCGCTCCCCACCAGATTAACCGCAGAGTCACCAGTAACTCCAATATCAATGAGATTACCGGCTGATGGAAATGGGTATTCTTCGTATCTGCTTCTTAAGGACTTGAATTTTTGCATTGAATACTACGGGAATTCAACTGGAACTCCAAAGGTATATGCTTTTTACAATAATGAAGCCGATAATTACAACCCGTATGTAACAATTTTCCCTCGACCAGACACGAACTACACAGTAGCAAACCCTGTAGTATTTCAATATTTTTATAAACCTGAGTCCATAACTGAAATAACCGGGACTGCTTCCACTTGGCTCAGCACATACGGACAAGAAGCATTGCTCTATGCGTGCATCACAAATGCTTACACATTCATGAAGGGTGATGC